TGAATATCGCGCAAATGGAAGAGCGCGACAACAGTCCGATGATGATCGCCCCCAATATTTCACCGTACACGAGGTAAAATCATGGCTGTTGAGGGCTACATCAACACCATCGGGCGAAATCACCTCGGCATCGGCATTTGTGACCGCTGCAAGCGTAAATTCCCCATTGATGACCTGTACAGCGACCGGAATATCCCGACGCTGAAGGTCTGCATCGACGACGTGGACGATTATGACCCGTGGCGCGAGCCTGCGCGGGAGCCAGAGGACATCACACTGCGCTTTCCGCGCCCAGACGTGGCGCTGGACGGCTGATGCCCCGCTTTCTCAACACACGCGGCAATACAACGCTGGCAATCGGCATATGCGGGCGTTGCTCCATCAAGATGCCGCTGGGCGACTTGATGCCCGACCCGAATTACCCCGGCTTGCTGGTCTGCGAGAAGGATAGGGACCAATACGATCCGTATCGCCTTCCCGCTCGCCAGCCAGACAATATTCTGCTACCATTCACGCGGCCAGATGCGCCTATCGGGACAGACCCCGCTGGCGTCATAACGCAAGACGATAACTACTTCCTCATCACCGAGGACGGAGAGGATTACCTTGAACCATGAGTGATGTACCTAGCAATCTTATCCCGACCCGCATCACGGGATTGCCAGAATATCTAGGCACGAGCACACTCGGCTATCTGCCGTATGTGATCGAGGGCAACACCTATAAGGTTCAGTTCGCGAACATCGCCGCCGTTGGCGCGGTGCCGTCAACGCGTGAAATCAACACAGGCAGCGGTCTGGGCGGCGGCGGAGACCTGTCTGCCAACCGCACGCTCTACATTCTGCCGGGCGGCGTTGACGACAGCCGCCTGACCACCACGGGCGTCACGGCAGGCACTTACGGTGCTGCCGACAGCGTGCCAGTCCTCACGATTAACGCACAGGGGCGCGTCACAGGCGTCACAAACACGCCTATCGTACTTTCAGGTTACGTCCCCACCAGCCGCACAATCACGGCTGGCGCGGGTCTAACGGGCGGCGGAGACCTCTCTGCCAACCGTTCGTTCGCTGTAAACTTTTCATCTACAACGCCTGAGCCTCTCGGTCCCGGTTCCCCCGGTGTCTCGACTGTTGCCGCGCGTGGAGATCACGTTCACCCTGCGGTGGACCTGAGCGACACCACGGAAACGCAAGGCGTGCTCCCCTTGTCCCGTGGCGGCACCGGCAACAGCCTGTCTCCTGTTGTCGGTGCCATCGCATATTCCAGCAATGACCGGCTGAACCTGACGCCCACGTCAGGCAACGCAGGTGATGTGCTGGTGTCGGCTGGTGGCTTGGCTCCGCCGTTCTGGCAGGCACCTATCGGTGGCGGCACCGTAACCAGCATCAACGCAAGCGGTGGCACGACTGGCATGTCGTTCACTGGCGGACCCATCACGGTTTCTGGCACGTTGACCCTTGGCGGCACGCTCGGCGTGGCCAACGGCGGAACTGGCGCGACAGACGCAGCCACCGCCCTGACGAACTTAGGCGCGTATCCCGCGAGCAACCCTGCCGGATACACGTCGAACGTAGGCACGGTGACGTCAGTCTCAGGCACCGGCACAGTCAGCGGCCTGAGCCTGAGCGGCACAGTGACGTCCGCAGGTTCGCTGACACTCGGCGGGACGCTCGTCGTCACGCCATCCGACTTCGCGTCGCAGTCGGCCAACACGGTCCTTGCGGCACCGAACGGCTCTGCGGGCGTTCCGACGTTCCGCGCCATCGTTGCAGCCGACATCCCGACGCTCAACCAGAACACGACGGGCACGGCCTCAAACGTCACTGGCATCGTTGCTGTGGCCAATGGCGGCACAGGCGCGAGCGTGGCGGGCACTGCGCGCACAAACCTCAGCGCGGCGGCCTCTGGTGCCAACACAGACATCACGTCGATTGCGCTCACCACAGGCACGATCAGCACATCACCAACGAGCGGCACGGACATCGTCAACAAGACGTACGCCGACAGCATCGCGTCGGGCATCAACTTCCACCAGTCCGTGCGCTTGGCAACGGCTGCGGCTCTGCCAGCCAACACATACAACAACGGCACTTCCGGCGTTGGTGCAACGCTCACGGCTAACGCCAACGGCGCATTAAGCGTTGACAGCGTGGCTGCGGTTGTGGGCAACCGCATCTTGGTCAAGAACGAGGTGGCGCAGGCAAACAACGGCGTCTACACCGTCACGCAGGTTGGTGACGGCTCGACGCCGTACATCCTGACACGCGCAACGGACTTCGACAGCGCAGGCACTGGCGTTGACCAGATTGACGCGGGCGACTTCTTCCTCGTCACGGCAGGATCGACGCAGTCCAACACGTCGTGGGTGCAGCAGACGCCACTGCCAATCACTGTCGGCACGACGGCGATTGTCTTCACGCAGTTCGCCGCGCCCGTCCTGTACTCTGCGGGCACTGGCCTCACGCTGGCCGGTACGGTCTTCAGCATCACGAACACGGGCGTAAGCGCATCGACATACGGCAGCGCATCGTCCGTGCCCGTTCTGGCGATTAACGCGCAGGGTCAGGTCACGTCCGCGTCTTCGTCGTCCATCGCTATCGCCGCGTCGCAGATTACGTCTGGCACGGTCTCAGTGGCGCAGGGTGGCACAGGCGCAACGACACTGACTGCAAACGGCGTCCTGTTGGGTAACGGCACTTCGGCCATAAGCGCGACCGCTGTTGGCTCTACGGGTCAGGTGCTTGTAGGCAATACCGGCGGCGCTCCATCATGGGCCACGCTGTCGGGCATCGGCGTCACGTCGTTTAGCGCAGGCACAACGGGCCTCACACCATCGTCAGCCACGACTGGTGCGATCACGCTCGCGGGCACGCTGAACGTAGCTAATGGCGGCACAGGTACGAATACCACCTTTACCGCTGGCTCCGTCGTGTTTGCTGGCGCTTCAGGCGTATATACACAGGACAACGCTAACCTGTTCTGGGACAACAGCAACGACCGGCTGGGGATTGGTACGGCCACGCCCAGCGTGCCGCTTGATGTAACAGAAAACGGGGTAAACAGCGGCCTTGGTTATTCTAACGTCAGCAAGATTGTAGACGGTTCTGGCAACAAAGGCTTGTTGATAGGCTACGACAACTCCGCCCAAACTACCGTCCTCACTGCCAACTCAACAGCCGCGTCATCGAACATGACGTTTTGGACATATGAAGCTGGTGGCTCAGGTTGGGCCGAACGTATGCGTGTTGCATCCAGCGGCAACGTCGGAATTGGTACGAGTTCGCCCGGTTCAGCGCTACAAGTTAACGGCAACATACGGGTATCTAACGGTACCGGCTTTGTAACTGCCAACTCGTTGGTGAGAAGCATTCAGACAATGTCTGGTTCAGCGAACCAATTTGTAAGTAGCAATATTGATTTCTACACCGCAGCCTTTACCGACAACGGCCAGATTGCTTTTAGTACTGGCGGCGCAGAAGCTATGCGCATCAACGGTAGCAGCAACGTCGGGATTGGTACGAGTTCGCCTAGCAGTCGTTTGACGATTACTGGTGGCACTACGGAAATCAGGGACGGCAACTACCTCATGCTCCGCCCAGTCGGCAATGCATGGGATATGAGACTTCAAGCGACGGGCACCCAGCTTGATATTCTTTCGGGGGGCGCTCTCGGCTCTCCAATTATGAGCCTCGTGAACGGCGGCAACGTCGGGATTGGTACGAGTTCGCCAACGACAAGGCTTCAGATTGGCGACATTGGCGCGACAGACGCAACCTTCCAAGGGCGTATTAAATTAGAGGATACCTCCGCATCGCTTCAGGCCGTTGGGGGTCTAGAGTATGCAACGTCCTCATTTGGGGCCGGGTATGGCTGGAAAATTAACTCCATTGATAGTTCTGGTGTCCATCTTGTTTTTGGCACGCGGCAAAACTCCGCAACGTGGACGGAAACAATGCGCATCGACAGCAGCGGCAACGTCGGGATTGGTACGAGTTCACCAGCATCATTGCTACATGCCTCGGGCGTCGGCTCGGAACTACGCTCTCAGAACACAAGTACAACCCAATTTCAGTCTGGCCGCGTCCGGCTCAAGGGGCCAGCAGGCACCTACCGCTCTACCGTGCTTACTCATGGTAATAATAACACTGGTGGCACCAACACCTACTTTTCGATTGATGGCGCTGATAGCTCAGACAACTATTTGCAGACGCTGGCACTGTACGACTACGCAAGCCAATTCTGGGGCTTCAGCACCAACGGCTCAGAACGCATGCGTATCACTAGCGTGGGTCTTGTCGGGATTGGTACATCTGCACCCAACCATACGCTTGATGTAACAGGGAACGTCGGTCTTTCTGGCAACATCTACATGGGCCAAGGCTTCAACAACGGCAATAGCATTGAGGTTGGTTACGGGCGCACAGGCAGCAACTTTGCTTACATCGACCTTATTGGTGATACAACCTACAGTGACTACGGGTTTCGTATGCTTCGGGGTAACAATGGGGCCAACGCTAATTCTCAACTTAGCCATCGCGGTACGGGCGCGTTTGTCCTTATAGCCGAAGAAGCGGCCCCGATTGCTTTTCAAACAAGCTCCACAGAACGCGCCCGCATTTCCACTGACGGCTACCTTTTGGTTGGCACCACAGCACCGCTTGGGGGCAACACATCAAACGAGTATAAGACTACAACGGCTGGGTCGTGGCCACTTACGCTTAACGCTAATGACCGTGGGTTGTTAATCCGGCAGTCGGCAGCGTCCAGCGGCATTTACGCGTACTTTGAATATAACGGCGGGACTAACAACGGGCAGATTTCTTGGTCTGGCGGTACGACCTCGTACACCACCACTTCAGATGCGCGAGTTAAAAAGAACATCGTTGATGCCCCAGATGCAGGTAGCCTGATTGACACCATCAAGGTTCGTAGCTGGGACTTCAAAGCTGACGATGTGCATTGGCGTTATGGTATGGTCGCACAGGAGTTGCTGCCTGTTGCCCCTGAAGCAGTTACTGTTCCCGAAGACAAGGAGATGATGATGGGTGTAGATTACGCCAAGCTCGTCCCGATGCTCGTTAAGGAAATTCAATCACTCCGTGCCCGCGTGGCTCAACTAGAAGGAAACTAAAATGACCATTACGAACACTTGGGCCGTCGTGCAGATGGACGCATACCCTGAAGAAGACGGCGAAACCGATGTGGTCTTCAACGTCCACTGGACGCTCACTGGCACAGACGGCACCTATTCCGGCAGCGTATACGGCTCACAGGGCGTCAGCATCGACCCTGATGCTCCGTTCACGCCATATGCCGACCTCACTCAAGCGCAGGTCATTGGCTGGGTGCAAGCCGCCCTTGGCGAAGAGCAAGTTGCAAGCTATGAGGCGAATGTGGCGCAGCAGATTGCTGACCAGATAGACCCGCCCGTAGTGACGCCACCGCTGCCTTGGGCCGAAGGAGCATAACAATGGAAATCAATATCACGCTGAACGTCGAAGAAATCAACGCCGTCCTTCAGACTTTGGGCAACCTGCCAACGTCTTCTGGCGCGTTTCCTCTTCTCATGAAAATCAAGCAACAGGCTGAGGCCCAGCTACCGCAAGAGGAACCGACCGAATGATAGAGGAACTCATCAGCCGCGTGTTCTACGCACGCAACGTGGCTCACTTCGAGCACTGGCGTGCGAAGGGCGACGGCAGCTTCGCAAAGCACATGTCACTGGGCGACTTCTACGACGACGTCATCGATGCAATCGACAAGCTCGTAGAAGCCTACCAAGGCGCATTCGAGCTTATCGGCAATATACCCGCGCCGAAGGTGGCAGAGCGTGACGTGCTGAAGCTCCTAGAGGCTGATGCGGACTGGATCGAAGAGCATCACGAGGACATCTGCAAGGGCAACCGCGCAGTGGGCAACTTGGTTGACAGCGTCACAGACACGTATCTGACCGCCATCTACAAGCTGCGGAACCTAAAATAATGGACACGAACACTCTCTTCACCGTCCTTGGCTTTGTTATCACCGCCCTGAGCTTCATCGGGGCGTTGATAACCGTCTGGGTCAACCTCACCAACAAGCTGACGCTTTTGGAGGCGCGCCTTGGCTTCGGTGACGAGAAGTTCAACGCCATCGACAAGAAGTTCGACGAGGTGATGATACACCTCCGCCGGATTGAGGACAAATTGGATAATAAGGCGGATCGATGATGAAACGGTTTCTGTTTGGTTTTGTGGCCGCCACTAGCGCGGCTTCTCTCGTGTTCGCGCAGACAACCCCTGCGCCGGTATCATACGTCTATGACACGACGACCAACAGCACGTCGAACAACACAAATACGTCCACCAGCACCAATACGAACAACAACACGTCCACCAGCACGTCAACCAATACGAACGTGAACCAGAACGTCAATTCTGGCACGATGACGAACAACAATAACAACACGACCACCAGCACGAACGTGAACCAGAATATCAACTCTGGCACCATGACGAATATCAACCAGAACACGTCAACCAGCACGTCGGTGAACTCGAACTCGAACCACAATTACAATAATGACACGAGCAACAGCACGATAAATCAGAGCGTGAATAGCACGTCCAACAGCACCAATCGCAATATCAACAGCGACACAATCAACAGCACGACGAACAACGTCAACCAGAACAACAACGTCAATGTCAGCGACAGCAAGAGCTACAGCGAGAGCGTCAATCGGCAGATAATCGACCAGAACATCAAGTCGCCGCCGCCCAGCGCCATCGCGCCGAGCATGATGTCCTACAGCCAAGACCTCTGCACCACCGGCCAGTCAGGCGCAGTGCAGACGCAAATCATTGGCCTGTCGGCTGGGCGCACTGTGCGCGATCAGAACTGCGAGCGGATGAAGCTGTCGAAGACCCTGTACGACATGGGTATGCGCGTTGCCGCCGTGAGCCTCCTGTGCCAAGACCCACGCGTCTTTAAGGCTATGGAAATGGCTGGCACGCCCTGCCCGTTCATGGGCGCAATCGGTGAAGCTGCGACAGCGGCATGGGAAGAAAATGCCGACCGCCGTCCCGACGCAGACTAAGCGTCTAATCTCTTTGCTGGCGGCATTGCTGGTCAGCACATCTGCGGCTGCGCAGACCTACGAGCCTGCGCTTATCCCGCCGCAAATTCTTGGCGCTCCTACGACAATGACGCCGCTAAACTTAGGCGACGATAACACGCGGAACGTGGCTCTCGGCTTTGATTTCGAGTATTGGGGCCAGATATTCACTGACGTTTGGGTGTCGAGCAACGGCTTTGTGTCGTTCCAAAGCGGCAATCATCTGTGCTGCAACGGCCAGCCCATCGAGATGGCACAGCGCAACACGATATATGCTTACTGGTCAGACCTAATCAGCTACACGGGCAACCCATATTACCGCCGGGATGATGGCTCGATCTTGTTCGGCTGGTACGGCGTGAACGAGTTTGGCACGAACAACAGCAGCACCTTTGAGATTGGCCTCTTCGCCGACGGTAAAATACAACTGAACTTCGGCAACCTCGGCTTCTCCGGCTACCGCGACTTTACTGCGGGCCTCACCGGCCCAACTGCGGACGACAATATCCCGCTCTTCTACGGGCGCAACGCGCAGTTCCTACAGAACCAGTCGGGCCTCTTGTCGTGGATCGCACCTCAGCCAGAGGTCGTAGCCGTTGACTGCAACGCAACGCCGATGGACCCGACATGTCCGCCAGCCGCCGTAGATGTTACGCCCGACCCTGTGGCCGCCACCACCGAAGCCGTGGAGCAGAGCACGGAGCTTGAGCCAGAGCAAATAGCTCAGGCGCAAGAGGTGGCCGAAACCGCGTTGGAACGTGCTGAGGAGGCCGCCGAGGCCGCTGAGACTGCAACACCCGCAGAAGAGCCTGAAGCCGACGCAGAGGAGGCTGAAACTGCCGAGGAGGTCAGTGTGGCTGAGGCCGACGACGCCGAGCGGCTTGACCCCAGCGAAGTCGCTGCACTGGCCGCAGTCGGCTTAACTGCCGAAGACAGCGCGCAACAGCAAGACGCCGCCGTACAGGACACGCAACAGGCGCAGGGCAGTCTACAATCGCAAACTGGCACCACGCAAGAGACACAGGACGCCTCGGCATCGAGCGCGTTTACGGTGCAGGTGCGCTTCGATAACGCCTTCGGCACGTCGTTCGTGCAGGGACCGAGCATGTCTGTGTCGCAAGGGTCATCGCCACTGGACATGGCAATCTCGGCAGGCAGTCCGATGTCTGTGTCCAACACGGTCGAGTCTCTGGGCCTCGGTTCGCCTCCACCTGCGGTTTCTGCCGGAAACGCGCCGCAGTCCGAAAGCGGCATGTCCGAGGGTCAAGGCGAAACGATTTCAGCTATGGGAGCCGTGCCGGGCTTCGCTGCGTACACGCAGACATCCCTGCAAGATAGGGCTGACTTTTACGCAGTTCGTGATATATACCGCAACCGAAGGCTGCGGGATGCAAACTTTGAATTGTATCGATTGATGCAGACGAATGATGCCCGTTGGCAGGAGATGGTAGATGAGCAGTACAGATGAGGAACCCAAGGTCGCCTTCGACGAGAGCGGCTTCAGTTTTAAGATTGGTAAACTGAGCAGTGGTAAAATTGCCATTATCTTTGCTGCCCTATCAACTATCATTGGTGGTCTGTGGGCTGGCTTTCAGGTGTATCAGCAGTTCCTGACCATGAAGGAAGTCACAGCGGCTTATGTGCCGCCCGACCTGTCTGACATCGAGAGCCGCATTTCGGTGCTGGATGAGCGCGTCACGAGCGTCGAGCGTCTGACCAAGATTAACAGCGAAGCCCTGAATTACATGACTGGCAGCATTTCCAGCAGCGTGAGCGGCACACGCCAGACGGTTGACGCCGTATCGAGCAGCGTGCGCAATAGCGATGCGCAGAATATGGCCATGCAGCGCGCCGTCATAGAACAACTGCGCCAGCAGGATCAGGAACAACAGCGCCGCATCAAGGAACTTGAAGCCCAAACCGCTGAACAAATTAAAAAGACGCTGGCGAACCCGCTGGCCGGAAAGGACTGATGATGGAAGATAAACTAATGGATGCGCGCATCAAGGCGCTCCTCATGGCTGCTCGTACGATGGCATTTGTTATCTGCACGATTACCATTGCCATGATTGCTGGCCTGTTCGTATCGAACGAAATCATCGACAACAAGGACGTGTTTGGCTTGCTGTCATACGTCATGACCTCGGTTGTTGGCGCTGTGGCTGGCTCCTACGCCACGCTGATGGGCATGAAGGGCGAGTTGGTTCCACCACCGCCAGAAGACCGCAACGACCCTGAGCCAGAAGAGCCTGCGCCAGCACCGTTGCCGCCGCTCGACCTGACGCCAGACATGGCACCGAAAACATACGACGATCCGCAGGCCACCGTCTTTATCGACGAGCCTGAAGACGATGATGATGACGATATGGAGCCTTGGGAGAAGTATCGCGGTGACCTGCGCTATGACGCCAACGGTGACGGCGTAGTTGACGAAAATGACTTTCCTGATTGGCGGAGTGCTGGACAATGAGCCTTGCAAAACTACAAGAGAAAATCGGCGTAACGGCTGACGGGGCGTTCGGCCCCGGCACGCTCAAGGCCGCCGCAGCGCATTACAAGCTGAACAAGGTTCGTGCCGCCCACTTCTTCGCGCAGTGCGCGCACGAGAGCGGCAACTGGAAGGCGACCAGCGAGAACCTGAACTACGGCGCAAAGGGCTTGCGCGGCATCTTTGGGAAGTACTTCCCGACTGATGCACTCGCCAAGGCTTACGAGCGCCAGCCAATGAAAATTGCCAACAAAGTCTATGCGAACCGCATGGGTAACGGCCCTGAGAGCAGCGGCGACGGGTGGAAATTCCGTGGGCGCGGCTTCCTCCAACTCACCGGGCATGACAACTACAAGGCGCTGTCGCAGTACATCGACCGGCCAGACATCATGGACAACCCTGATTTGGTCGCGGGTGAACTGGCAATCGAAAGTGCGCTGTGGTTCTTTGACCGTAATAAGTTGTGGGGCATCTGCGATCAGGGCATCAACGATGCTGCAATCCTCGCACTGACGAAGCGGATCAACGGGGGCACACACGGCCTCGATGACCGTAAACTGAAGACCAAGAAATACGCTACTTGGTTGTAAGGAGAACGATTATGCTTAATCTGAAGAAACTCATCCAGAAGGAAGCCGAGAAGGCAATCCTCAAGAAAGCTGTAGGCAAAATCCTGCCGATGGACGGCGAACCAAAGGCCCCCCTCGGCCCCAAGGCTAAGTTGGCTGGTGGTCTGGCGGCCCTCGGAGCATTTTTCGCCCTGCTTTCGCAGTTCCTCGCTGGGTAAACAATTCGACAGTCGCGGCGAAGGCTGTTATTATGCGCTAAATCTGATATAGGGGCACGTTATGGCCACTGCTATGACATTCACGACGTTGAAACAAGACGTGCAGCGTTACCTTGAGCGCGGCAACACGCTTGCGTCCGATCCGATTGTCTTTGAGCAAATTCCACGTTTAATCAACCTTGCCGAGCGCCGCATCGCCCGCGAGCTGAAGATTGAAGGCTTCATCAACGTCGTGACTGGCACGCTCTCTGCGGGCCAGTCTGTCTACCCAAAGCCTGATCGCTGGCGCGATACGGTGTCGATGAGCATCGGCACTGGCGCGACGTTGGACAACCGCAAGGTCTTGTTCGCCCGCGTCTACGAATATCTGCGGTCCTATTGGCCGAACGCGCTGGAAACGGACACGCCTCTGTTCTACAGCGACTATGACTACAGCCACTGGCTGCTTGCGCCGACACCGGACGCAGAATACCCATTCGAAATCCTGTATTACGAACTGCCGCCATTGCTCGACGAGAGCGTGCAGACGAACTGGATTACAGAATACGCCCCGCAGCTTCTGCTCTACGGCACGCTGGTTGAGGCAACGCCGTTCCTCAAGAACGACGAACGCATCCCAGTTTGGCAGAACATGTATGACCGCGCGGCGGCAATGTTGAACGGCGAAGACCTCGCCAAAATCTTAGACCGATCCGCCGTGCGCAAGGAGGCGTAATAATGTCCACGTCATTCACTCAAGTCTTCGGCGGTACGACGATTTACCCCTCAGACGTATCGTATCTCGCCCTCGCACTGACCAGCGACATCGTCCTTGAGTGGCCGCTTGAAGCCACCACCGGCAACAATGTCGTCGCACGTATCATCGACATCACGCCAACCGGCCCGTACACGATAGCACTACCTGACGCAATGTCAGTCGGCGTCGGCCAGACGATACTGTTCAACAACCTCGGCCCCGATACAATTACGATCGATAACGCCGTCGGTAACGCAATCCTGAGCATCGGCGCGGGCGAGCAGTGGCAGGCGTATCTCATCAGCAACACCACTGTCGGCGGTGTCTGGCGCACGTTCCGTTACGGCGCGGCTACCGCACAGGCTCAGGCCGCCGCGTTGGCTGGCGCTGGTCTGGTCGCGGACGGTTCGGAACTCGCGCAGAATTACGAGGTCATCGACTTCTCCATCACGCCCTACAGCCTGACCGCGCCTGACCGCGCAAGGGTCTTTGTCTGGGGCGGTGGCCTCGGCACGCTCAACTTGCCGACTGCCGTGGCCGCTGGCGACGGCTGGTTCGTGCAAGTCCGCAACGGCGGGCAGGGCGACTTGACTATCGATCCGGCGGGGACTGAGCTTATCAACGCGGCGTCCACGCTGCGCTTGCAGCCGGGCGACAGCGCCGTAGTCGTAAGCGACGGCGTGCAGTGGTACACCATCGGCCTCGGCCAGCAGGCGGTCTTCGCCTTCGATTATACGAGTATCGCTGTCACTGGCGGCACGTATACGCTTGCTGGTTCTGAGCTGAACCGCATCGCGTACAAGTTCACAGGCACACTGGCGTCTAACGCCAACATCGTTGTGCCCGCAACGGTGCAGCAATACTGGGTAAACAACGCCACGACTGGCGCGTTTACGCTCGGCGTCAAGACGGCCAGTGGCACAGCCACTTTGGTCGCTCAGGGTGCAACGGCCATTCTGTATTGCGACGGAACCGACATCATCTCGGCGACCACTTCGTCGGCCTTTGTCGGCACAGTCCCTATCAGCCAAGGCGGCACGGGCGCGGTCAACGCACCGTCGGCCCTTACCAACCTCGGCGGCACAGGCATCGGCACCTCCGTCTTCACGGCATCCACAACGGCTGCTGCCCGCTCTGCCATCGCGGCGGCAGCGTCTGGCGCGAATAGCGACATCACCTCAATCACGGGCCTCACAACGGCCCTGACCGTTGCGCAGGGCGGCACAGGCTCCACGACAGCCGCAGGCGCACGTTCTAACCTCAGCGCGGCCCAGTCGGGCAGCAACGCGGACATCACTGCACTGACTGCCTCTGGCGGTGTGCAGGTCGGCGCACCGACGGGTGGCGCGCAGGGTACGGGCACAATCAACGCAACGGGCCTCTTCATCAACGGCGTGGGCGTCGGTACGGGTTCAGGCTCGGTGACGAGCGTCGCGATGACTGTCCCGTCGTTCCTGTCGGTCACAGGCTCGCCAGTCACGACGTCAGGCACGCTGGCCGTGTCGCTGTCGGGCACTGCGCTTCCTGTCGCCAACGGCGGAACGGGACAGACGACATATACCGATGGGCAGTTGCTCATCGGCAACAGCACAGGCAACACGCTCACGAAGGCGACCCTGACGGCGGGATCGGGCATTAGCATCACGAACAGCGCGGGTGGTATCACTATCACCTCCACCGCTGGCGGCGGCACAGTCACCTCAGTGGCCGCATCGGGGGGCACGACTGGCCTCTCCTTCACCGGCTCACCAATCACAACTTCGGGCACACTGACACTCGGCGGTACGCTTGCAATCGCAAACGGCGGCACCGGCGCGACCAGTGCCTCTGGCGCACGTCTCAACCTCGGCGCGGCTGGCTCTGGCGCGAACTCTGACATCACATCGCTGTCGGGTCTCACCACCGCTCTGTCTATCGGCCAAGGCGGCACAGGCGCAACGTCCGCAGCGGCGGCCTTGTCGTCTCTCGGCGCTTACCCTGCATCGAACCCGTCAGGCTTTACGAGCAACACCGGCACTGTAACCAGCGTCAACGGCTCAGGGGGCACGACGGGCCTCACATTGTCTGGCGGCCCAATCACATCATCGGGAACGCTTACGCTCGGCGGTACGCTGGCGGTGGCCAACGGCGGTACAGGCGCTACCTCCGCTGCCGCTGCGCTTACCAGTCTTGGCGCATACCCTGCGTCCAACCCTAACGGCTACACGTCGAACACCGGAACGGTCACTTCGGTGGGCGGCACTGGTTCTGCCAATGGCCTGTCGCTCTCTGGCACGGTCACGAGTTCGGGCAACCTCACCCTTAGTGGTTCAGTCACTTCGGTAGCATCTGGTGCTACGATTGACGGCGTCACCATCGGCTATCGCAACATCCCACGCTCTACAACGAGTGGCACGGCTGTGGTGGGTGACGTTGGTAAAGTCATCGCGGTTTCTGCGGGCATCACAATCCCGAACAGTACGTTTGCTGCGGGTGACGCAATTTCTATCTATAACGATAGCGGCTCCTCCATCACAATTACGGCTGGCGTTTCAACCCTGCGTCTTGCGGGGACAACCACTACAGGCAACCGCACACTGGCCGCACGGGGCATGGCTACCGTCTGGTTTAACAGCGCAACCGAGGCTATTATATCCGGTGCGGGAGTGTCGTAATGAGCGGCATCCACATGGCGTTATTGGGGTCAGCCGCAGGCGCACTGATTACAATAACCGACCAGAATATTGTTAGCTATACGAGTGTTCCTGACGCCTCAGAAGCCGTATACAGTCTTGGCGGTCTTTCTGGGCAGGATGGAAAAGTTTACGAAGTTACCACGAATGGTGGCTATAACGAACTCGAACAGTGGTGTACGCCCACTTCAGAAGCAAGCAATTACGAGGCTTTTGTCACGGTCACAAGCGGTTCTTTGACTTCTGGTGTCACCGGATCATGGGTAGCACTCAACGTCACAAGGCAATGGTCCGTGGAGGAAACGGTCTCTGGCAACACCAATCTGTGCACCTTCACTGTCCAAATCCGGCGCGCGGGAACAACCACAGTGCTTGATAGCGCCACTATATCTCTTGAGGCGGGCGTATTCTAATGGCCGAACAAATCGTACAGATACGCTCCGCCCCCGGCATCAAGCGGGATGGGACGAAGTTCGAGGGCGACCAGTATGTTGACGGCCAGTGGGTCCGTTTCCAGCGTGGGCTGCCGCGTAAGATTGGCGGCTACCGCTCAATCAACAAGTTCCTGCGCGGCCTGCCGCGTGCGCTGCATGAGTATACGCAGGACTTGCTGACATATGTCCACGCCGGATCGGCTGACCGCCTTGAGCGTTTCTTCATCGACGCCACATATAACACGAGTGTTATAACTGACCGCACACCCTCGTCGGGCTTCACCGCAGACGACGGCAATATGTGGCAGTTCGCCACGGCGTACGACACGACGAACGGCAACCAGATTGTCGCGCAAGTCGCGCCGAACCTGAACTGCATCTGCAACAGCGACGGCGGCGCACTCTTTGTTGGCGACCTCCTCGGCACGAGTGTGTTGACGGAAGTTACCACGGTGCCTGCAAACTTCAGTGTCACTGGCGGCGTCGTCACGCTGCCGCCTTACACGTTCGCCTTCGGCAACGACGGCTACGCGGCGTGGTCCGTGCCGAACGATCCCGCCGACTTCACAAGCTCCGGTGCGGGCAACGCTTACATCACAGGCCAGAAAATCGTCAAAGGCATGCCACTGCGCGGCGGCCCCGGCAACAGCCCCTCTGGCTTGTTCTGGTCGGCAGACAGCCTCATTCGCGGCACTTACGTCGGCGGCACGGCGGTGTTCCAGTTCGACACCATCAGCACGCAGTCGTCAATCTTGGCAGCCAACAGCGTCATCGAGTACGACGGCATCTTCTACTGGATTGGCACCGACCGCTTCCTGATGTTCAACGGCGTCGTGCGCGAGGTCGAGAACAATCTAAACCTCAACTTCTTCTTCGACAACCTGAACTATGCGCAGCG